ACTCGTAACTGCATTTTAACTCCTTTCCCTAGGGGCGCATTGGGCGTTCTCTTTCTCCCACGCTTCTTCTACTCCCCGGCATAATTTCCCCTTCATCTCCAGGGAAAGTGAATCCCAAGGGCAGGCACGGTGGAAGTACACACCCATCTTACCCTGCCTCCAAGTGTGCTCTCGTTTGGTCATATTCGTAACCTCACACCCTCGCCTTCGAGTAAATCTAC